TGTAAACTAACTCACAGTAAAAACTCTCATTACGAGAATTTTGCGATTGGTTGGTTGGGGGACAGATCCGAGGTGTTCTCGGACCGAATTTTGTTCGAGACGGTGTAAAATTGACACCGGGACAAAATTCTTGGCTCGATTCAGCTGTCTTTATTGTACCTGATAATAAAAGACTCGCTAGGTTGCTATTAGAAGCACCTAGAAGAAATCCCTAATTAGATATAATATAGATTAGTGGAACAACTGAACTTCGAAAGGTATTGTTAGCAAAATTAAACAATCTTTCGGAAAGGGGAGATACTCTTACACGTCAATTTGGTGTAGAGTACTCGGTAGAAGCACTTTTAATATCTGAATACGAAGTGCCTGTAGGCTATAATATTTTTATGGATAGTACAAATCATATTAATAGCGTGGCCCGGTTCTGTTTGTCCGAGATAGAGGTGTTTGAAGACCTTTATCCTGGATTCCAGGCAAAATTCTAAGAAGATTCATTTAACATATGGGATAATACAATTAAGATCCCAATCTTAGAATTTCCGGCAGTGATCAAGTATCATACTGCCTGTTTTATGGCTAAAATCCTTCATTATGAAGCTCCACATGAATGGGTCTAAAATCATTTGCCAAAGGCCCCTGAGGGCTACGGTAAAAGTAATTATGACTTTATTTTATGGACCGGAAGAGTGAAGGCTTTTTTAAAAGTACGACTCTTGACGAAGAGTTGTTATTTGTCGAAGGTTCGTTTGGGCTTTTCTCTCTTACAAGGGGTGAAAAGAGGTTGTGCATAAGTATCCGATGAGTTTGTATATAGTTCTGTTAAGGACCATGTAAAAGCGATGTCGGAGCCGCCAACGTTCTCGGTCTTAAATGATTGGGATCCAAATATCCGAGGTGATGATGGACGTAATCCATTTTATGGAATGCTCCAGACTTTTAATGATAGCTATAAGTGCCCTGGAAGGTTTTAACACTGGGAAGAATCAAAAACTCATGTGATTAAGGCCTGGGAACCCTCCCATAACTCTTGTTTTGAAAAGACCAAAGTTAAAGGGGGACAGTACGACGAGATTATAGAATCTCTCGAACTACCGTTGGAAGAGGAAGTCATCCTAAAAGAGTCTGGATTTAGTACCACATCGAGGTACAAGAAACCAACTTGGGATTAACTTAGAGAGGCTGTTCTTTTGAACCAAACTTAAAAAGAATAAACATACTATGAGAACCTTAGGAAACATATAGTCTTACCACGCGCCAATTTATTATTTACGGCGGTTGTTCCCTTGAAGGAACCTCTTAAGGTAAGGACTATCACTAAGGCAGAAGGATTACATAGTTACTTAGCAAAGTATGCCCAAATGCTTATGTTTAAATGGTTGAAGAGCTTTCCATAGTTTTCTTTGACAAACTAAGTCCTTGAAATTAGCCACTTTAAGGCTGTATTTTAATAGCAAAAGGACTTTGAACTTAAGTATGGGTTGGAACTCGGTTTTAACTTACATGTTTCTGGTGATTATAAATCAGCAACTGATAAATTAAATATCGACTTTTCAAAAGGGATTTTTACACTAGCATATTTCAAGCAGAACTTGCCTGCAGATTTATTTAATGCTATTTCTAGTGTGTTATATGAACAAAATTTAAAATACCCTTCAAACTATGCGTCTCGACTGAAGAGAGACCTACCAGAGTATGATCTTACACCAGATGGAAAGGATTATATCATCGAATAATAGAATGGATAATTAATGGGTTCGGTTCTGTCATTCCCAGTTCTATGTTTTGCAAATCTTCTATGCTATCATTAAGCTATGATTGATTATGTGAGAGATTAGACTGGTCGAATTATAAAGATCGACCCTAGAGATTTACCTGTTTTAATAAACGGTGATGATATATATTTTAAAACAAATCCTATCTTTTATGAATATTGGTTAGACCAAATAAAAGTTGCTGGTTTTACTCTGTCGTTAGGCAAGAACTATGTACACCCTAACACATTCACTATCAATTCCCGATGTTTTGTCCAGAAAGAAGAAGAATTAACTGAAGTTACGTACTTAAATGTGGGTTTACTTCAAGGTTAAGCCAAAAATGGTCGAGTTTAGGATAAACTCCCTATTTGGTCTACTTATTCGACTATGATGGATGGGGCAAATAACAAAGTGAATGCTCATAGACGTTTCCTTTATTACCATCGTGCAGATATTATTAACTTCACTTCTACCTCAAAAGGGAAGAAGGGGGGTGATCTAAATTTATTCCTCCCGCGTTAGCTCGGAGGACTCGGATTCAAAAATTATCCCGAGATAGATTATAAGACTACTAATTTTTAGAATAAGCTTGCCTTCTATAATCATAAATAAATTAAGAAATAATATATGGTCTAGTAATAAAGACTTAGCCTTTAGTAAGTGACAGTTACTACGAAAAGTACTGGTCCATAGTATGACTAAGGTCTTCAATCCCGCCGGTGCATGATTATTCCGGCAATGTGTCCTACTCTACCTGACTATGTAGAGAAAGTTATCGATGACACATGTTTCACTACCTAATTAGGTACGTTTAAAGTCCTATAGTTTAAGAGGTTTAATCTCGACGAGTTCAGAAAGTTATTGAAAAAGAATCCAAATTACTTTATTGAAACTTATCACAAAGATTTTGTTGAGAAGAAATTGAATTTACCTCTGATCAAATTAAATTAGTACTAG